GGATACTTAAAGTATGGTACAATAGAGGAAGCAATACCTCTTGCTAACAAGGCAGCAGCAGTGGCTGTATCACATAGAGGAACTTATGTATTAACGGAGGAAGATGTCAAAAAGATACTGTGTTGATATTGATGGTACGATTTGTAGTCCAACTGTAGGTAGGGATTACCATAAAGCCGAACCTTGGAAAGATAGAATCAAGGTACTAAATAAACTCTATGATGAGGGTAATTACATCATCTACTTCACTGCACGAGCAATGGGTAGATTCTCAGATCAACCTCATGCTGTTGCATCTGTAAATGCTAAAGAAGTTTTATTTGAACTTACTGAAAAACAATTGAATGATTGGGGTGTTAAGTACCATGAGTTGATTATGGGTAAACCACATGCTGATTATTTTATTGATGATAAAGGTGTAAAAGATGAGGACTTTTTTAAATGAGAGAAACTAAACCAAAATTTGTACCTAAAGGATGGGGTTGGGAGAAGTGGATTGCCAACTCATCAGAGTATTGTGGTAAGTTGCTGTTTATCAAAAAGAATCATAGATGTTCATGGCACTATCACATATTAAAAGATGAAACCTTCTACCTACAGTCAGGTAAGATTCATCTCTTTTATGGTAAGACTGATAACCTAGAGGATGC